GCTTTCAAGGGTGAAGGTGATCCATCGAGCGCTTGCGAACAAGCTGCAGGCATCCCGGCGAAGGTTATTGGGATTTGCCTGACACACGTCGAGGATCTGGAACACCTTTCGGCACGGGGCAACCCGAATTTAATTACCGACACCGCTATTGCCTCACTATTGTTCGATTCAGCTCTGAAATCCAGCGAGCTAAATATCCTGATCAATATGAAAGATTTTGATGATATCCCCGACGCTCTTGAATCTGCGATCAATAGCGTCCCCGGCGATAACACCTATTCCAACTACCAGGAAGCCCGGCTGGCGTTCTGGGAGGATACGGTAATCCCGCTAGTGGAACGTGTGGCGGATAACTGGACCAATTCACTTGGCGAGGCTTTCGGCGGGTTGGAAGTCAAGCCGGACTATGACCACGTCCCTGCGATTGCGGAAAAGAAGCGCGTGCTTTGGGATATGGCCGATAAGTCCATGGACCTGACCATAAACGAGCGGCGTCTGATTAAGGGATATGAGCCGTTGCCCGATGGCGATGTGCTGCCGACAAAGCCAGCCGCGCCGGTCGCGCCAGAGCCTGCGTTGAGCAAGTCAGACTTGAACGCCTTGGCTTATGGGCTCGATCTAAAGTGAAGGTGTTGCTTGGCGGCACGCCTGCGGAAGAGGCTGCTAGGCAAGAAAAGCTGATTGATGCACTGGCTAAGGCCAACCGTTCGCGCATAGCCAGTGAAATCAACCGGACCATGCAGGCGATGGCGGACCAATACGAAATAGGCCGCGGGTTGCCGCAATTGCCAGACGGCAGCGAGGCAAGGTTGACGGCAACAATGCGCACGGTAGTCGGGCAATCCATCGCCACATTCGGCGCGCGCATTCTGGACCGGGGCAAAAATGCAACGCTTACGATGGAGCAAAAGGGCTTTGCGGAGTTCTTTGCCCGATTGGCTGCGGAGTTTATCGCGGCGGAAAAAATACGGCGGCGCATAACGGCTATTAACGAGACAACGCGCGACCACGTTATGCGGATCATCGCCAACGGCCAAGAGAATGGCGACAGCCTGGAAAAGATAGCCAAGGCAATCCGGCAAACGTCGCCACGCATCGCCCGCGTGAGGGCTCACACGATAGCCCGGACGGAAACACACAACGCGGCCAACTATGGCGCACACCATGCCGCCAAGGCCACAGGGCTGCAATTGGTCAAGGAATGGGTGTCGGTGGAAGATCACCGCACGCGCGATTTCCTAGAGCCGACAATATCGGAGTTCAGCCATCGCGAAATGAACGGAGTTCAAGTCGCTATGGATGCGCCTTTCATGGTGCCCGGCCTGTTCGGCAAGACTGAAGCGATGATGTACCCAGGCGACCCGGCAGGCAGCCCAGGGAATACGATAAATTGCCGATGTGCCTCAGTGCATACGGTTTTGGAGTAGATCGATGGAATACAAATCAGCCGCCTTTGAACTGAAGGCAGAGCCGGACGCGGAAGGCGTCTTTGAGGGCTATGCTTCGGTTTTCGACGTGGTGGACCAAGGGCTCGACGTGGTGAAGCCCGGCGCGTTTGCAAAGTCGCTGGCAGGCGGGCGGAAGGTCAAGATGCTCTGGCAGCACGATCAAAGCCAGCCGATTGGCGTATGGGAAAAGGTGGAGGAAGACGAGCGCGGGCTATTCGTTCGCGGGCGATTGGTCAAAGGCGTTCGCCGTGCGGATGAAGCCGCGGCGCTGCTGAAGGCTGGCGCAATGGACAGCATGTCAATCGGCTATCGCGTCAAAGAGGCAAGCGATGAAGCGGGCGGGCGCATTCGTGCGCTTGATGAGGTGGAACTATTCGAGGTTAGCCTTGTCACGTTCCCCATGCTGCCAGACGCGCAGGTGACGGCGGTCAAGTCGATCAGGACCATTCGAGATTTTGAGCGAGCCTTGCGGGATGCTGGCTTTTCTCAAACGGAAGCTAAGGCCATTGCGGCCCAGGGTTTCAAAGGGCTAGCAGAGCATCGGGACGATGTGAAAGCAGAGCCGGTAGCCGAGCCGCCTGATACGGGCGGCTTTTTTGATGCGATTAGGCAACTGGAAAGGCAATTTCATGTCTGACGATAACAACACGATGCTAGAGGCCAAAAAGGCCGTCGAAGCGTTGAATGCGGGCTTTGAGGCATTCAAAGCTGCGAATGATGAAAACCTGAAGGCGCGCGATGTCGTGCTTGAAGAGAAGATGGCCAAGATCAACGCCGATTTGGACGCTGCCCAAAAGGTTGCGGATGATGCGGTGTTGGCGGTCAAGCGTGCATCCCGGATCGTGTCCGATGGCAGCGGCGGCGAAGTCGATCTTGACGCCAAGGCGCTCAAGTGGGCCAAGCGCAACGCACGCGCCCAGGGCACCAATATTCAGGAATACGGGGCCGATGATCTGAAGGCGTACAAGTCTGCGTTTGATGCGTATCTGCGCAAAGATGACCGTGTTCTTGATGCCGTCCAGACCAAGGCGCTTTCGGTCGGCAGCGACCCGGATGGCGGCTATGTGGTGCATCCCGATATGTCGGGCCGCATCGTAACCAAAGAGTTCGAAACTTCGGTCATTCGCGCTTTTGCCAACATTCAGACCATCAGCACAGATGCACTCGAAGGCATGTATGATCTGGACGAGGCATCGGTCGGCTGGGTTGGTGAAACCGCCGCCCGGACGGAGACCAACACTCCGCAGCTTGGCGCTTGGCGCATCCCAGTGCATGAGATTTACGCAAACCCGGCAGCTACCCAAAAGCTGCTTGATGATGCGGAAATCAACATGGAAACTTGGCTGGCTAACAAGGTCGGCGAAGCCATGGGCCGGGCTGAAAACACCGCATCCGTTAGCGGCAACGGCGTCGGCAAGTGGCGCGGTTTCCTGACCTATGCGAACGGCACCACGCTCCCCGGCACTATTGAACAGTCGGCGACAGGCGTAAGCGGAGGCTTTGCGGCGTCCGGCGCTGGCGTGGATATCTTCTACACCGTTGTCGGCAAGACCAAGGCCCGCTACCGCGTTAATGCCAGTTGGGCAATGAACCGGACCGCGGTCGCAGACGTGCGCAAGCTGAAGGATTCGGATGGCGCTTACATCTGGCAGCCATCGGCACAGGCGGGCATTCCTGACCGTCTCGCTGGCTACCCAATTGCGCCGTTTGAGGATATGCCAGCCATTGCAGCCGACAGCCTGTCTATCGCATTCGCAGACTTCCGCGAGGCTTACCAGATTGTTGACCGCTCCGGCATCCGCGTCCTGCGCGATCCGTACACCAACAAGCCGTATGTTCACTTCTACACCGTCAAGCGTTCGGGCGGCGACGTGGTGAACTTCGAGGCAATCAAGCTCATCAAGTTTGGCTCGTAAGCGAGCAGAAAGGAGCCAAAACCATGGCTTATCGTGATCTCCACAACAATGTGGATATTGTGGCAGTTGTTCCTTCCATCGCGGTTGGCACGACTGGCACAGGCCAGACCGGCAGTGTTATTGACACTCGCGGATATGATGCAGTTGAATTGGCCATTAACTACGGCGCAATCACTGCAACGGCGGCAACATTCACCGTGACCGTGTTGGAAGGTGACGTTACCGGCACCATGACATCGGTTGCTACGGCGGACTTGCTCGGCACCGAAAGTGCAGCCGGACTGGCGGCGGCAACCCGCACCGATGGCAGTACCGAAAAGGTGGCCAAGCGCATCGGCTACATCGGCAGCAAGCGTTACCTTCGGGTTGACGTTGAAAGCACTGCAACGGCTGGAACCCCGGTTGGCGTTGTTGCCGTGCTAGCCAAGGCCGCACGCGCGCCAGTGGCGACCTAACCAAGCATCCCGCAAGGGTTGCATTCCGGTACAAACTTGGCGGGGCTTCGGCTCCGCCTTTTTTGTACCGGGCAACTATTGTACCGGAAACAGCAAGGAGGCCATAATGCGCCCCGGCGAAAGACAAGTTGCACCGTCGATTGACGGCATTCGGCAAGATCACGTTGCCCGCTACCAGTGGGCGGATAGCATCATTCCGGCAGGCGCAAGCGTGCTGGACCTTGGCTGCGGTGTTGGCTATGGGGCCGATTTGCTGGCGCGGGGCAAGCGTGACGTGATCGGCGTGGATTGCGATGTTGAAGCGCTGGAATATGGCGCGGCGAACTACAAAACAGCCCGCTACCATGAGGCCAATTTGCAGACCGGCTGGCGCATGGCTGACGTTGGCAAGGCTGATTATGCGGTGGCGTTCGAGTGCATTGAGCACGTGCAAAAGCCTGAGAAGTTCTTGCGCGCTGTGAAAGCGGACTACCTGCTTGCAAGCGTGCCGAATGAGACGCACTTTCCGCATGGTGGAAACATACGGTTTCACCATCGGCACTACACAGAAGAGCAATTTGCCGACTTGCTGGACGCGAGCGGCTGGGACGTGGAAGAGATTAAGCATCAGGAAGGCGACACAAGCGCGGTAGGGGATACCCCAGGCCGGACGCTGGTTGCCCGGTGCAAGCGCAACGCAGACTTTGCGGCGCTATACGGAAAGCATGTTGCCATCGTTGGATTGGGGCCATCGTCTGACACGTTCGTTGACCATTGCAAGCGCGCGGGCGGCGCATCGGCATACTGTGACGAGATATGGCCAATCAACGCGCTTGGTGACGTTTTGCGGGCAGATCGCATCTGGCACATGGACGATGTG